TCACTCCACAGAGCGTAAGGCGCCCAGCACCGGCTCACCCTCGCTCGCCTCCGCGATCCCCAGCTTGTCCAGAATCGTCTTCTGTCCAATGCGCAGTCCCCGATCCGCCAGCATCGCGACGATCTCCGCGAACACTTTCACGTCGCTGTCGTCCGGCAAACCCAACTCGATTTTCGGATAGCGCACCTGCGGCCCCATGTTGAGCTCGACGATTGGCCGAACCAAATCGCGCGCGAGCGTCGCCGCCAATCGCCTAGCGTCCGCATTCAAGATGTCGCGTCTCACGCCCTCGTGGACTTCCGCCGCCGCTCGCGAACCTCCCGAATCAGGCATCTCAGTAGTCAATGTCTGGCCGAGAACTGCTTTACTCACTTGCGCGTCCAGATACTCACAAAATTTCTGATACAACTCCGCGCTGCCGTTCTGATGCGTCTCGGTAAACTCTATTACCATCGACTCCGGCATGATCGCCGCCGCATCAGTGCCTATTTTCGAGACCGCAGTTAGTAGTGCCTGCTTGTCCTGTTCCGACGCGCCCGGATGGTATTTGCCTACTCGAAGAGGCTGCCCGAATACTTCGGTGAACGTTACCCAGTCCTTTAGTACGTAGTTTTTGAACAGGTATGCCCATCCGGCGGCGCGCGCCAAGCCGCCGCGGATCGGCAGACCGGCCTTCGCCTTGGCAAAATGAGTCACGAACTTGAAGGGCGCCAGCGGCGCCGTCATCGGCTGTATTCCTATTCCGGGACGCATCGGGGCATATAGTCCGTCGCCGCCGAAATGGGTCGGTGACCGCGCCTGCGTTTCGCTCTCGACCGGGATTGCCTGGCCGTTCAGTGTCCGCACCAGCATCTCCTCGCCCGATATCCAGTCGAACGCAAACCAGCGCGGGTCGCGCCATTTCAATTGCGCGGGAAACCATTCTCGCCCAGAGGTATCCCAGATTATTTCAGTCGCTGAGAACCCCTTGCCCACCGCATCGAGCACGTCGAACAGCACGCTGTCGAGTTGGAGCGGTCCGGCGGCGATCATCTCGCGCACCATCGCCGCGGCGCGTTGATCCTCGGACCCGCTCGACGCCGCCCTCACCACCAGGTCCAGTTGCGCAACCGCATTCTTGCGCGTGCCGAGCACGGCCAGGTAATGCAAGTCTTTTTCCTCCATCTCCTCGGCCAGCTCGAGATACAGAAACGGATCTCCGAACTCGGCTTGTTGCAGGATTCCCGTCAATCGTTCAGGGGTCAGTCCGATCGACGGATGCATCACCGAATATATATTTCGCACTCCCGCCATCGTCGGCGCCGCCTGCTCTTCGCGCAGCATCCCTGTATCAACTTCGCGTCCATAAGCATCGTAAAGTGTCATTGTCGCTCTCCTATCGCGTCAGTCAGATGTATGCTCTTTCGATGCGGCCTCGCCTATTTTCAAAAACCATTCGCCGCCGCATCGATGGCACGCTTCGGGAAGCCGAATCAGGGCGAGTATAAACTCATAACCGCATTCTTCGCATTTCCATCTCCAGTAGCTATTCATCGGTGTTCAGAACCCACGCACACGAGCGACGACGGGATCGTCTTCCGCCGGCGGCGCGCCGAATGGATCGATCCGCCGGTCGAAGTTGTCCCGCTTGCCCGGCACGGGCGCCGAAATGTACGCGATCTGCCCGGGGTCCGCGCGCGACGCGAAGAACGCCAGCGCCGCCGCCATCGCCGAGTCGCCATGCCGTCCCTTGCCGTCGGCCCCGGCGCGCCGCTCGGCGACCTTGGCCACGCCTTGCTCGAGCACGATCGCGCGATGGTCCGCGAGCACGTCCGCATCCTTGGGAATCTCGATGGTGCCGTCCTCGAAGGCCGCCTTGTAGCGCGGCATATTGTCGCGGTACCACGACTCCGACAGCATCACCTGCACGATTCGCGCGCCGTAGCGCTGCGCGGCGGTCTCCGCCAGGTACTGTCCGTTGCCGCGCGCGTCCATCGCGCCCGTGGTGAATCGCGGGATGCAGTCGGCGATATAGAAAAGCACCTGCTCCTGGTTTCGAAACGGGATATTGCGCAGCTCGACCACGAACGGCGTGCGCCGCGTCAGGTCACGGGCGATCTGGAGCGGCCAGATCACCGTCAAGTCGCCCGATCGGCCGAAATCCTCGCCGAAAAAACTTGCCAGCGCCGGATCCAGCGCCGCGATTGCCGGCGCCAGGTTGTCCTCGCACCACGCCTGCGTCTCCGAGTAGCGATCCGCTTCCGGGCGGCCCGAAAATTCCGCCGGCATTTCCCATCGCAGTATGGGAATACCGGCCTTCATCCGCGCCTCGATCAGCACCGAGCTCAGGTACGCGCCCGACGACGCGCGCGGGATGCAGAAAAGTTCTTCGCCGACGTTATCGCCGTAGTAATCGACAATCTGCTGGCGCCATTCGCGCTGCTTTTCCTCGCTCCACTCGGTTTCGCTCTGTTCGCAGATTTTTCTGTATAGTCCGTCCGATAGTGCGTCGTCGAAAGTCGTGCGATGAAGTGAGTATGGACGCCGGCCGGCGCGAATCTCACTGATTAGTTCGTTGAAGGGATTGTCGGCGCCGTTGTGCGTTGAAATTATCCGGACCAGCCCGCCCCACATCGTAAACGCGAGCGCCGCCTTCAGGAGGCCCGGCAGGTCTTCATGGAACGCGGCCTCGTCTATAACCGCGCATCCGTCCTTGCCGCGCAGATTGGACGGCCGCGAGGACAGCGCCACGATTTTGTGGCCCGACGCGAAACGGATTCGGTAGGCCAGGATGTCGGCGCGCTCGTCCTCGAGCGCAATTTCCTCGATCGCCTCCGCCGCCCGATTGAACCGCCGGGCCCATCGCGCGGCGGCCTCGACGAATTCGAGCGCCATGTCCTTGTTGTAGCCGATATACCATCCGTCGATTCCGGCCCGCCCGCGGACGGCCGCGCCGAGCGCGCGATCGGCAGCCTCGGTCCAGGTGATACCTATTCGCCGCGACTTCTCGCTGACCTTGACTTGCGATTGATCGGCCAGCCATCGGCGCTGATATGGAAGTAATATTGAGAGTGGTTCATTCATTAGCTAATCCGCAGAGGTGGGAGACACAAGGCCATCCTGGAATTTGGACCCTCACCCGCGCCGGAGGCGCGGCCTCTCCCTGTCAGGGCGAGGCAATCCGGGGTCCCTCGCCTCGGTTCGGGATGACAGAGAAAACGCGCGGAAGGAAAGTGAATGCGTGCTCATCGCTAAATCTCCATCAGGACTGCTCGGATCTGATCGGCGGCGTCCGTGCTCAGGCCCTTGGCGCGCGCCTCCTCGACCTTCTGCTCCACCGCCGCCACTTTCGCGCGCGCGCGCTCGGCCCATTTCTGCTGCTCGGTTTCCGTTTTCGCCAGCCCCGACACGCATCGCGCCAGCGCCCCGATATTCACCGGCGCAATCGTCGCGTCGCGCCGCCTTGCACCACCCTCCTCCTTGGAGACGGCGAGCACCTGGAAAAGCTGCGTCTGCACCAGCCTCAGCAGCGCGGTCTGCATCTGCGCGTCATCGTCCTTGAATTGCTCGCAAACGATTCGCGCCTGCTCCGTCGCCATCCGGATCGCGTCGAGCCGCTGCTCGAAGTTCTGCCCATACCGGTTGATCGTCCTGGCCGAGATCTCGAAGCCATTGTCGGCCAGCCATTTCGCCAATTGCTGCGAGGTATGGAACCTGCCATCGGCCATGAGCGCGTCGAGCTGCTGCTTCAGGTCCCGGGGCATCCGCCTCATCTTCCAGCCGGTGGCCGGCGCTTCCGCAAGCGGCACCCGTTTCGGCTTGCCGCCGGGCTCGCTTTTCTTCGCGGCCTTTTTTTTCCTCATCGCGGTGCTCAATCCCCCTCAGTACTTGCGCGGGCGCGCCACGCCCGCGGGAGCCGGGGAGTTGTACTCGACGACGTCAACGCCGCTGGCGGTGAGTTTCGCGAACCAGGTTTCCGCGCCCTCCCCTTCGAGTTCGAGCAAGCCTAAGTCGCGCAGATAGGCGAGCTCGCGGCGCACGGCGTTGAGCGACAGCGAGAGCTTGATGTCGGCGAGCACCCGCCAGATTATCTGCTCCGAGACCGCGATCGGACGTCCCGCGTCGATGACGCGCAGCACCCGCCATCGCGCTTCCTCGCGCCGTTTTTGTTCGAGATCAATTGCGTCCGGCATACAGCCTTTCCTTTACCTCTGCGATATCTTCGCGCATCTCTTCGCGCATCGCGTCCAGCTTCGCGTCCAGCGTGTCGCTGAACCTGATCCAATCCTCGCGCCGCACGTATTCCACCGGCAGAGCCACCCGCAAATCAGTAAGCTGCTTTTCAAGCTCGTCAACGCGGCCGGAGTCGCGCTGATGCTGTTCGTCGCGCCGCTTCAGCAGCCATTGAATCGTGCTCGCATTCACCGCGACAAACGCGACGAAAGCAGCGGTCCATCCCGCGACGTTTCCCCATTC